CGTATTGCACGTGAGATAATCCACACTTGTCCCTTAAGTAACACTTGTGGAGTATCTCACAGACTGCGCGAGACGGAGCGCGAACCGTATAGGCTGGCTGAAAAATCACATAAACCCGTATTCCCGATAGGTAATTAGGACATATGGAATGAGAATGAAAAAAGCTTGCAAACCGTTCTAGTGACTGCTACAATAATATAAGCTTCAACCAGAAAGGGGAACCCAATGAATAAAGCAGAAGCACGTAGCCTATGGAGCGCTCTAAACTCTTGCACATGCAAGCCCGGTGTGCATGCTCCATTTGATTGCGTATGTGTTCACGATGCAGTCATATATTCAACAGATGGATACGTTGTGAATCGTATCGAGGGGCTACTTAAATCTGGAAACGTGTTTAGTGCTTTGTACAGGACTGATTTAGTATATGCCCCGCGAGTAGATATCTTGGATAAGGTGCTGACATACACCGTCGGAAACAAGGACTTCACAAGCGCGTGCGATTACTTCGACCCGGTTCAAGTAATGAAGGCTTTGCGTGTGCATAAGTCAGCCGGTGCGATGCATATACAATTCGCACCTGCTACGGGGCGCGTATCCGCACCTCTAATCATTCGCAGCGAGATACCAAGCAACCACGGGCACATTATAATCACGTCTGCTATTCAGGGAATGCGATAAAAGGAGAAACACCAATGACCACGGACGAGCGCAAACTTTTAATCAAGACCGATGAAGATTTGACCGAGCTTTATAGGATGTACTCTGAAGACGTTGCGCGTTTATACAGGATTGTACGCAACTTAGCGGGTGCGCTAATCGCGGTAACGGTTCTAGCCGTTGTCTGCATCCTCAACATATACGCTACTATGGGGGTTATTTAACCCCCTTTTTTATTACATGTATAATCCCTCATTAGGTAAAGGCACCGTGCAAGGTGCGCGGTGTCGCTTAGACGAAAGGATACCGATATGGATGTAAGCGCTATAACGGAGTTGGTGAGCAACGTGGCATTCCCGATTGCGGCATTTGTGATGATGTTTTACTACAGCACGAAGACCGTAGAGGACATGCGCAAGACCATCGAAGAGAACACGCTCATTATGACTAAGGTTATTGAAAAGCTCGACAGCATGAATCAGGAGGGCTAAGCGTGTTGAAAAAGCTTCTAAAGGGATGCGCTGCATTTGTAGCGCTTGCGTCTGCTTTGGTGGTCGGTGCACCGTCAGCCTTTGCGTGGCAGGAGATTGATTACTTCATCGCGCGCGGCCACGGCACCATTTCCCCTAGCTATCTGGTCATCCACTCCACGGCTAACCCCGGAGCGACCGCGTGGAACCACGTAACCTATTGGAATCGCGCGGGCAACAACGCGGCAATGGCTCAATGGGTGTGCGACTGGACGAACGGGGGCACCGTCTATCAGGTCATGCCCGGCAACGCTAAGGCGTGGCATGTGGGAAACGGAAATAACGTATCCGTTGGTATCGAGATATGCGAGGGAACCACGCGCGAGCAGGTGGATACGGCACTCGATACAGCCGCTAGGTGGGCTGCATACTACTTGAATCAAAAGGGATGGGGAATCAATCGTATGGTATCTCATAACGATGCGCGTACGCTCTGGGGAGGTACCACGCACACCGATCCCATTCCGTATCTGGAGCGCTGGGGCTACAGCTGGGATTGGTTTAAATCGAAAGTTCAAGCGTATATGGACGGCTCCACAGCCACCGAACCCGCGCCCGATTCCGGCAATCAGAACAACGCGCCCGCGCATCCCACTGATTCCGTTGAAGCTCTAGCCGCTGCTGTGATGCGCGGTGAATATGGAAGCGGGCAGGCGCGGCGCGATGCGTTGGGTAGCCGCTATGATGAAGTGCAGGCGTACGTTAATTCGCATTATTTCGGAATCGGTTCCGGTTCCGGCTCCAGTTCCAAGATCACAGCGGAGTTAGCCGCTGCAGTCATGCGCGGCGAGTACGGAAGCGGAAAGTCACGGCGCGATGCGTTGGGAAGCCGCTACGATGAAGTGCAGGCGTACGTAAATAAACACTACTACGGAATTTATTAAAATAATCGTTGACACGCTTAACTGACATTGTTTATAATACTAATCAAGGCAACGGGGAAGGAGATGACATTATGCCAACTAATTTTGAACGTGGATTAATCGGAAGAACGGTAACGTTCTCGCACTGTAAGGGTCAGCGCGTTGTTGATGGGGAGTTCGAACCCTTCGAGTATGAATTGCTCGGGGATTATTCGAAGCTTTCCAAAGCCACTAACACGCTTCGTAGAAGGTTGAAAGACCCGACCATTACCATTACAGGCGTTGAAACGGACTCGGATTACTACTCAATGCCGATTAAGCTCTTTGTAGAAACCGCAATTAACTATAAGAAGGGACTCTAACCATGACTGAGACTACTCAGATTGCAACCATCGATACCGATACCAACCTCTACACTCCCTCTAGCTATTCCTCTATCCAGCCCACCGATGCGGAGACCCGCAAGCTCGTTGTTAACGCGATGAACAACGCGGAATCGCTCTCGGAGCATGAGGGCGAGACCTTGGACGTTATCGGCGTTTTCACCAAGCCCGGCGTGCGCCGCTCCCGCGAGAAGAACGGCGTTGATATGCCCTGCACAAATACCACGATTGTTTGCGCGGATGGCAAGGCGTACTTCTCGCAGTCCGAGGGCGTGCGCAACGCAGCCGATAACTTCATGGCCGCACAGCTCTTCGATGCCGGTGAGGTCGTTCAGATGAAACTTGTATCCTCTAAGCTCCCCAACGGGAACACTCGCAAAACGCTTGTACTTATCTAACATATAATCCTAACCCGTTGCACCTAAGGCGGTTCGGCTTGAAGCCGTTCCGCCTTTTTTTAACCGGAGGTGTTGAAATGGCAAGAGCCAAACGTGCATCTGACGAGACATATAACGCCCGTAGGCGTGCCAAGCGTCTATTGGCGCGACTTGAGCGCGAGAATACAGCCGGAATGAGCGCATCGCAGTTGCTAGCGCGGACGAACTATATAGAGAGCGTGCGAGCGCAGATTACCAAGTCATATCAAAAGACGCGTGCCGTATCCGAGGTTGCAGCCGCTAAAGAACGCACGCAAGCGGCAGCCGCTCAGCTCGACCGCATGACTTCCGCGCCGCGTAAGGTGAAGAGCGCTAAAGAGCGCTCCGATATCTTTTTCGCCCGGCAATTGAACCTTGCTAAGATGGGACAACCGACAACGCTAGGAGAGCACGCGAGCGAGAAGGTATCAGTGTTCTACGCGGCAACGCGCCAACTATGGCGCGGGCGCGATACACGTAAGCGCAACGAGTACATAATTCGCGGCCTTGGCGTGAGTTCGTTAGCCGAAGCGTTCGAGAAGGTGTTAAGCGCCAATGAGGACGCTTTTCAAGCCGCGATAGGCTCCAAGGTGACATCATCGTTCGTGGAAGGGATTACAAGCGAGAACGAAGCGTTTTACAACGAAGTTGATTACGACTCGGAGCTGATGGGGTCTGACTGGTGGGCTTCGATGCTCGTGATGTTTAGATAGCTCGAAGGGCGTTAGAGGGAACACATGGCGCGCAAACGTGATAGCAAACAATTCAAGATAGCCGCGTCTTACGACACCGAGACATGCAACATCCTTGTAGACGCTGCGGCGAATAAATGGCGTGCTTATCCCGTGCTATATATCGTCAACGATTTGCGAGGGGTGGATATCCGCACGTACGAAGTCGGAGCGGGCAACGTGTCCTTTTATCGCCACGGCTCCGAAATGCAGGCCGTTATAGACGATTATATAGCATGGGGTGAACGCAACGGGTGCGTTCCCATCATCTGCGCTTATAACCTCATGTTCGACCTGCAACCGCTCATGTTCGACCTAAACGATCGTTATGACATGGTGGCGAGCGCGCAGAGCGCGACTAGCGCCTACACCGTGGATATCGTGCAGGAAGGTGTTGTTAAGCTCCGTTTCTGGGACACTTTCTATCTCGAGATGCGCGGACTTGCCAAGATGGGCGAAACCTGCGGGCTGCCCAAGGCCACGGGTGACTGGGACTACTCGAAAATCCGTACACCCGAAACCCCGTTGACGGATGAAGAACTGTATTACGCCGGACGCGATACGGAAGTTATCCCGGCTTATCTGCGGTACCTACTCGAATCCAACGAATGGCTTCAACCCGAGTGGCTCGGTGTTCGAGTGCTTACTAAAACGTCACTGGTGCGGCAAGCCGGTAAGATGGAGACCGGGCGCTTGCGCATCCCGCGCGGCGAGGGTAAACCCGTGTCCGTTCAAGCCGCGTTCGAACGGATGTGCGCGGAAGAACTTGCGCCGACTTACGCACAGTACGCGCTTAGGAAAGCGTGTTTTCGCGGTGGCTTCACGTTCACGTCTGCGCGGTATTCCGGTATCGTGCAGCGAAACGTGTACAGCATAGACGAAACATCCGCGCACCATGCCTATATCAACGGGCACATGACCCCCGTTAAGTTTCACGGGCTTGCGCCTACGATTCTGCAGCATATGGCCGATTCCGTTGTAAACACGAACCTTGATACCGCGATGAAGCACTGGGAAGAGCCGTTTGGGTGCGCGTTTCATGCGCAGGTACGTTTCACGCGCCTGCGCCTGCGTGCCGGTAGCGCTTTCGCGGCGTGGGATATCGCGTTGCTATCAGAAGCCAAGTTTAAAGGACGCGGCCAGATGGGCGAATGGGGTAGTGGGGACGCTGATAGGCAGACCGTAACCCAAGTGCGGAGCGCCGGTTACGTGGACGCGGCGCAAGGCGCTAGGTTCGCATTCGGTAAGCTGGTAGCGGCTCGATCGTGCATCGTGAACGTCTCGGAAATGGAGCTGTGGTGCATGAGCCGCGTCTACGAATGGGATTCTATGGAGGTCATTTTAGGCGAGGGAACTTGCAAGTTCGTGAAGCCGCCGGATTACGTGACGTTGCTATCCAACCTTTTCTACGCACGCAAGGACGCGTGCAAGCAGATATTGAAGACGTATAAGAGCGGCGAGCCATACGCGCGATCTATACCGGGCAGCATTCCCGAGGGCATAGCTGCACGCATTCGCACGGGTGAAATGCCGCGCTCAGATTTGGAAGCCTATTACGGGAGCACCGTTAAGGGCATGTTTAATTCTATCTACGGCATGGAAGCGCAAGACGTTTTCAAGTGCGCCTATAAGGTTTCGGAAGGAGAGATTAGCGTTGATAGGGATACGGTAGTCACGCGCGAGAACTACGAAGAGCACTACAAGGACGCTAAGAAAAAGCTCGTCCTTTACCCCTACGGGCTTCGAATCGTAGGCGGGTCGCGCATGGCCATCGTTGCCGCTATAGAGCTTATGTATAAATCGTTTGGCGAGCGCGTGCGCGTGCTGGGAGGTGATACCGATAGCTTGAAGATATCTTGTGATTCAGGCGTGAGCGCGGATGACCTAATGGCTGCGCTAGAGCCGTTTCATCGCGCGGTAACCGAGTCTATCAACATATGCATGGAGCGCGTGCGCTCTAATTTCCCGTCTTACGCATCCCCGCTTACCGGAGTCGGCACGTTCGAGGTTGAGGGAGACGCCTACCCGCTCCATATGGACGCGTGGAACAAGGCGCGCGTGAGCTGGGACGGGCACCACGCGCATATAACGTGCGCGGGTCTTTCCAGACCAGCGAACGCCTACCATATCGAGAATTGGATAGATGACATGAGCGCGCGCCACGGATTCGAAGAGGTAGCCCCGCGCGTACTCGGATGGGGCGTGCGCGTGTCGAACAAGGTATGCCACGCGCTCGAACACTATAGGCCTGCTGCATCGGATGTATTCGATGCGGAGGTTACCGATTACACCGGCGAGACCGCGCGCGTGATATCTCGTGAATCGATAGCGCTCTATCCGTCTGACCGCGTTCTAGGGGACTCGGAGAAGGGCGGCAACTCGCGCACCGTGGCATACGTTCGCGAGAGGTACGGGCGCGAGGTGGATACTTCCCATCGCGTTATAGACGTGGCCGATGGGAGCGCGGTATATACATACACAGACGAAGAAGGATGTGACGTTGAATGGTAAACCTGAATGACGGCGTTCATTACAACTGGGAAAAGACGCTTTCATATAACGCGGATGTGACCATGGTTGTGGGCGCTCCGAACAAGGGCAAGACGTACGGCCTTCGCGCCTACGCGCTCAACCGCGCTATCAAGCGCGGTTGCAGGTTCGTGGAGGTGTGTCGGACGTTGGACGAACGAGACGCGGTAAAGAAAAGCTATTTCGACAAGCTGGCCGCGACCGATGACGATTTTGGGGGGTTCGATTACAAGTGCGAAGCGAACGTTTTCAGATACCGCGCGAAGGGAGCGAAGAAGGGTACTCCTTGGAATACGTGCGGTTACGTTGTCGCTTTCGCGGAGATGCAGGGGACGAAGAAGCGCACGTTTGCGGACGTGGAAAACATCATATTCGATGAAGCCATTCTAGAAACGATCGATTCGACTCACACGTACAAGCGCAACGAATGGAATATGCTGAGCCGCATCATCGATTCGTGCGCACGTGAGGACGCTTATAACGACACTCGAATTAAACCGCGCTTGTTCCTGCTGGGAAACGCGGTTGACTTGCTCAACCCCTATTTCGCGGCGTTCGGCGTGCGCGGCGTGCCGTCTTACGGCTATACGTGGTATCAAGATAAGATGTGCCTACTTCATTACGTGGAGCCGGACGAACATGACGCCTACCGCATGGAGCACACGCTCGCCGGTCGCATGGGGCAGATTACCGGGTATACAAACGCCACATATGCGAACGATTTCAAGGAGGATACGCGCTACGTGATGAAGAAGCCCCCACGCGCAAAATACGTTATGGGCGTGGTTCACATGGGGGACGAGTATGGCATATGGGCTGACATGAGCGAGGGCTATTACTACGTGACATCGACCATACCGAACAACGCCCCGAACGTTTACGCGCTCACCCGTAAGGACAACACCCCCAACCGCATAGCCGCGCAACGCGCGATAAAGACCATTCGCGTTATAGTCCAAATGTATTACGAGGGAAGCGTCCTATTCGAGAGTGTGAAGGTGCGCGAGGGCTTTTTAGACGCTATGGCGCTCTATGGTGTAAAGTAGTATCCGCGCGAGCGATGACGGGCGCGCGACTCCATAAGTAGGGATGATTCGGGGAGCTATATCGTTCGGTCGATACCCGAACCCCGCGCGGGTGGCAACGCGTTTTAATGGAACGCGTCTAGTTTCGCATATGCGCTATAATGGGCGCGAACACGCATGTTTTTTCATCGCGTGTTCGCGCTCGATTCATATACATATAGAAAGGGGCTTGCAGTGGACGAGAACGAGAACCTGACACCCGAGGAATCCGAGATTGAGCAGACCGCAGGAGTTGACGGCGAGGAGGCGCACCGTATCGGCGAGTTCGATGGCTTGCGCGACCGCTTGGAGCGCATCGAGAGCGTTGTAAACGCAATCGCGGACATCCTAGGCGAGATGCGTACGACCGCGGACGCAATTGACATCGACAACGGCGCGACCGTGGCCGATGCGGACGGTGACGGGGACGCGGATATCATCGAGGACGATGTAACCGTCATCCCTGATTACGACGACCTTGACCTTGACCTTTAAGGAGATAAAGAATGGCAACTAACAACACCACCATCGCCGGACGCGTGTACCTGTCCGGCACCAACGATTTTCAGCAGCGTGTGCCGAACCCGACAATCTCCGGTATCGATGCTACTTCTAAATTCCTGTTCGACCCGATGAATCGCCGTTACCTTAACGAGTTCGTCGACTCTTACGTCAACCGTATCGGCACGCAAATCGTCCATAACAACCAGTGGGAGAACCCGCTCACCGTCTTCAAGGGCTCCAACCTGCGATACGGCGCTTCGATTCAGGAAAGCGCGTTGAAGTGGCTCCGTGCCCACACCTACGATGTGGACGATGCGACCCTTCTCAAGGTCGAGCGACCGGAAGCCGCTGTTTGGTACCACACGGTGAACCGTAAAGACCGCTACGATATCACGCTCGAACTCCCCGATTTGCAGCAGGCTTTCGCGGACGAGATGGGACTCAACCGCCTTATCGATGCGGTTATGACCGTGCCGCGAAACTCCGATAACTATGACGAATATCTTTGCATGCTCAACCAGATTGCTTACTATGAGAAGAATTGGCAGTTCTTCAAGCATCAGGTGAGCGCCGCGCCGACCGATGAAGCGACCGGCAAGGAGTTTTTGAAGGCCGTTCGCGCCTATGCTAAGAAGCTCAAGTTCCCGTCCTCGCTCTATTCGCCGGTATCAGCCGAGTACGGCATTCCCACCTTTGCCAAGCCGGAGGAGCTTGTGCTCTTCATCACTGCCGATGCGGCAGCATCCATCGATGTGGACACCTTGGCGAGCGTGTTCCAGCTCGATAAGGCGGAAGCGGCGTACCGCACTATCGAGGTGCCGGAGTTGCCTATTCCCAACGCGTTCGCGCTCCTAACCACTGATTCGTTCTTCGTCTGCAACGATTACGTGTACGCTAACGAGAGCTTCTACAATCCCCAGACGCTGAGCACCAACTACTACCTGCATCATTGGGAGGTTGTGAGCGCTTCCCCGTTCGTGCCCGCGATTCTCTTCACCACCGATGCGGGTACCACCGTATCCACGCTCACGCAGACCGTTACCGGCGTGAATATCACGGCTGCCAAGACCACGCTCAAGCCCGGAGACACCACGAAGCTCACCGTTGAGCTGGTGGGCACCGTGACCGCCAACAACGAGGGTATCGAGGTCGCGCCCGATGCGGTCACGTGGAGCGTAACCGGCGAGACCGCACCCGCAGCCGCAGGCGTAGGCGAGACCGCAGCCGCCGCAGGCGAACCGCTTGTGCTGAACAGCGCTACCCGTGTCGACCGTCTGGGAGTTCTCCACGTGCAGAAGACCGATTTGGAAGCTACCAACGTCCTTCACGTGACCGGCACCACGTCCTACGTCAACCCGTCCGGCGCTACCACGCAGTACACCAAGACCGTTGACATCACGATTGCCTAGCGGTTTATAATCGCTATAAAGCGACCACACGCGCCCCCGCTTGTGAACGAGCGGGGGCGCTTTTAGTAAAAGGGGGTATCAAGTTGGATTCAGGATTTCCCAATATCGGGAACGTTGACGTGTACAAGTATGACAACGCGATCGATTACTCGCGGTTCAAGCCGAACGTGCGATTGAAGATGTGCAACGTGCCTTGGTGCGGGGACTACGAGAACGTTGTCAAATTCGCCGATGACACCGCGCGTGATGCGTGGTTCGATAGGCTCGAAGGCGATGTTATAAACCTTGAGACCATGTTTAACGTCAAGCCGGACGGAAGCGCGAAGGTTCCCGTGCCGGTAACATCCGCCCAAGGATACAACTACCTCGTTGCAGACCTGCCGCGCATGACGAGTGACACCCAACCGCTCGAATATGCGGACGGCGCACGCAAACAACGCTTCTTCTACTTCATCCAAGACGCGCAGCAGCTATCACCGAACACAACGCGCTTGGTGCTGTCGCTCGATATGTGGACTACGTATATCAACGATATGCAATTCGATTACATTCTGCTCGAACGCGGGCACGCGCCCGTTGCCGCTAGTAACGTGCGCGACTATCTGGGCAACCCGCGCGACAATTCCACCTACCTGCTGACAGCCGATGTAAACACCGGTGGGGAGCCTTATATCGAGCGGGCGCGCACCGTGAAGAACTACAGCGCGGAAGGGCAACGCGCCTGCATCGTTACATCGTGCGACCTACCCGGCAATCTTGGAAGCGCTGCCGCGCCGCTTGTTCCGGTCGTGTCGGAAGAACTTGTTTCGGGCGTGCTGGCCGCGCGTGTGTATTCGGTCGCGGTAAGCGACCTTGTGGGCTTCTTGCGTGCCATGGAGAAAAACGCGCCTTGGGTCAAACAGACCGTTCAAGGTATCTTCTTCGCTCCGACCGATTTACTACTTCAATATTGGAATTTCACCGTTTGGGGCTTCAAGGTAAGCGTGCTAGGGGCTTCGCAACGGGTGGATAAGTTCATCAAGCCGCAGGCCGGTGATTTCGCATACCCCGCCCGCGCCGCTAAGTTCGCGAAACTCTACACGTATCCATACGCCGCTATCCGCGTGTCGGATGAAACGGGCGCATCTTCAATCGTGCGCGTTGAAGATTTGGGGGATAGCGGTATCGAGGTAGCGAGCGCCCTCAATTTAATAATGCCCTATATAACGATCGATGCGCGTTTGCTCGGAATCGCCGGCGCGACCGATACGTTGACGTTCCATACAGCGGAAGGACGTTCGTATTCCTACGGTGGCGCGTGGGGCGATTACCTCAAACGCTGGAACGTACCCATCATGCAAGTGACGCAGAGCGCCGCGAGCCGCGCCGATTATTCGACCGTGTACGAGCGGGCGCACGCGAAACTCGCAGCGGACAACGCCCTCACGTCATCGCTTGCATCGAACGCGACCGCGAACACCAACGCGAACAACTCAGCGCAGAACACCGTTGACGTGAACGCTATCAACGTGAGCGCTAACACCGCTATAACGGAGAACTCGAACGCCGCGGCCTTGAAGGGGGCTACCGCAGCTAACAACAAGCTCAAAGCCGACTGCGATAGCGACAACGCTACGTCTTCGGCGGTTACGGGTCTGCAAAACGATGTGATAGCGATTACCACGGCTAACAACAACGCAGCATCCGCAGCGCGAACCGTTGGCAGCGTTGTTACCGGAGCCTTTACCGGCACCGGAGCGGGTGCGCTTGTGTCCGGTCTCGCGGATATGGCGGTCTCGTTCCCGGCCGCGAACGCCGCAGCAGCGATATCGCAATCGAGCAACGCTAACTCCGCTGCAATCGCGCAGACTAACGCGCTCGAAAAGACGCTCCATGCCGTGCAGTTCACCGCGGCTACTTATGGCGTGCAGTCATCGGCTGCAACGAACGCGACCAATATACGCAACAACGCGAGCACGTCAACCGCAGCTTCAAACGCCGCGCTTGTGCGCACCAACGCCGCGAACACCAAGGCCACGGCGGACGCGAACGCGCAGCGCACGCACGCGACCGCTATAGACGCGATTCAAGCGAGATTGAATCAGGCAGGCGTGGCCGCGCCGGTTGTATTCGGAGCGGGCGCGAACGGGCAGGGGTGCGCCACCGCACCGCGTGCCCTCTTCGCACAGGTGATAACGCAACGCGAATGCGACATCATGAACGCCGCGAGCGCGTTCGCCCGGTACGGATATACGTTGATGCGCGAATGGAATATGCGCGATATGCAGGTTATGAAGCATTTCACGTATTGGAAGTGCACGGAAGTATGGTGCAGCGGAAGCGGCAACGCTCTTGAAGACGCCCAGAACGCAGTGAAGGATATACTGATACGCGGGGTAACCGTCTGGGATACCCCCGAGGACATAGGACGTGTGAGCATCTACGACAATTTCAAGGAGTGATGACGCGTGAACGATGCTATCAACATCGATTCGCTTTTGAAGTCGGATACGTACCAAAACATGAGCGATGAAGAGATTCAGGCGCTTATCGATTACAAGGTCGAGCAAGCGCGAAAAGACGCTACTATCAGCGCCGATTACAAGGCGCACGAAAGGCTTATGCAGCATCTTATCGATGGGCAAGAACTAGCGGTAAACGCCGCTAACGATGCATTCAACAAAGCGATAGCGACCGCGAGCGCGTACAAGGAGGTTAATTAATGAGCAAGGGACGCAGGGGATTCAAGCAGCGCCGCGCCTACCGCCCGGATTCAAGACCGGCGTATTGGCAGACGGAAGCGTACAATCAACAGTTGTTCAACATGTTTCAAAACGATTTGATAGAACTAGCGTTGTCGCGCTTTCATTGGGTCGGCTTGCCGGAGACGTGCAACGCGCGGTATCTCGAATGGACGCTACTCACGGAAGGAGCGGCAACGCTTGCGTACCCATCGCTTGCAAGCGATACGCTTCTATCGCTAAAGGCAGTCCAGCAGGGAGCGCCGAATATGTATGACGAACCCCGCGCGTGGCGTGCTATCGGCGCGACCGGTAAGACCAATTTCACGTGCAATTGGACTAACGGGGTGTGGATTTGGGAGAACGCGACCCGCTATCCGCTCATGGTGAAGATTAACATCTGGGCACGCGAGCTTGCCGATATCCTGCGCACGAAGCAGATTAACCGCTATCACATGCGAATGCCGCTGGTTATCTCAGCGCCGCAAGACCGCGCTTTCGATGTGCAGAACTTCTATAAGTCAATCGGAAACGGCGAGCCGTTCGTGTTGGCGTATGACAATTTCAGCGATATCCAGACTAACGCGACCATGCCGGAGCGAGCACGCGAATACATCGGGGACAAGCTTCAAACGGAATGGGCTAACACATGGGATGCGGTGTATAGGGAGCTGGGAATCGACTCCATGACGTTCAAGGCGGAACGCATGATTGAGGATGAAGTTAATTCGACCATGCAGCCCACGGAGCTAGCGCGTTTGTCCCCGCTGACTTGCAGGCGCACCGCTTGCGACAAGTTGAACGCGAGATTCGCCGGAAAGCTTGACGAGCCTATAACGGTTGTATGGGCGCGTGACAACATCACGGACAACTACGACATGCGCCACCGGTATGAAACGCTGTTCGGTAAGGAGGACTAATAGTGTTCGAGTTTCCACAAGTCCCCGTAAACGATCGTTGGGACGCTATGACCGTCACGCTAGGGGAGTGGTACGAGATGGGCTTCTACCAGCCGTTAACTGATAATTCTTGGAGGTTTGACGCGTACAGCGAGCTGCAATACACGCAGTTGTGCCGCAAGATTATAGACAGGTTCTACTATCGCGAGGTGTCGATTCCAACGCCTGCACGGTGGAAAACCGCGTATCTGCGAAAGCTCAACGAGATTATGCCTAAATATAAATTGCTCTATGAGCGCGTGGAGCAAGGCGTGAATCCGTTCCAAGCAAGCCGCGACCGCGCTAAGTCGCGCGATATCTTCTCGGACTTCCCGGAGACGATGCTTTCCGGCAATTCGGATTACGCGAGTTCCGGCACCGACCGCGAGAGCGACACCGTGCGCGAGGGCGATATTACGGAACAGGCCGCGCGGTTCGCTGAATCGTGGAACGATGTTGATGTTATGATTCTCGATGAACTGGAGCACACGCTTTTCACGTCTATAATGGTTCCGACCGTTCCACTTTGGTAAGGAGGTTATATGTTTACGCCTTTGCCGTATTTCGACCCTTTTCTAATCTCGAATCCGACACTACCTAAACTGTACTGGGAAGTTAAAAGCCCCGAACAGCTAACCGCTAACCTGTACTGCATCATCAACGCGTTGAAGGACTACGTTAACGAGACCAGCGGGCAGGTGAACGAGAACAGCGCCGCGATTGACACGCTGGAAATGCTGTTTGAAAAGTTCATGCAGTCCGGTTTCGATGAATACTACGCACAGCAGATTGAAGAGTGGATTAACAACAACATCGGTTGGCTTTGGCAGACGTTCGGACAGATGATGTTTGCAGGGCTGACCGATGACGGCCATTTCTGTATCTACGTTCCCGACTCATGGAGCGATATCACGTTCGACACCGGAGCCGTGTACGGCACCGAGGATTACGGGCGTTTGATTCTAAGATACGAGACCAGCGGGCAGGGCGTCATCGATAACACCGCGCCCGACTATCCCAATGACCACATCGCAGCCGATGTTGCGAAGTTGCAACGAGAAGTACAAGAGGTAAGGCACACGCTTTACACGGCACTCACTAGCATGGAGGTGTAAAAATGGCAATCGCAGCCCTTGAATTCGGTAAGACCCTTCGTCCTTCCACCGTGGAACTCGTTACTAAGCTGAATGAGACAATCGCGGCAGTGAACGCGTTGAACCCCGCAGCCGTGACGCAGCTTTCAAAGGACGTAGCAGCGCTGAAAACCACCACAGCAGACCTTACTACGAAGGTTACGACCAACACCGGAAGCATCACAACGCTAACGCAGACTCAGACCGCGCACACGCAGGATATCGACAAGATGAAAGTGACTTTGTACACACCTCTTGCGAACCCCGATACCGACCCATCTAACCCGACTAAGGAGATTTAACCATGGCAGTTACGCAATACGTGGGAGCGCGATACGTCCCCCTTTTCGCCGACCCGCTCGAATGGGACAAAACGAAGGCATATGAGCCGCTTACCATCGTCTACCACAACGGCAATTCGTACACGTCTAGGCAGTACGTGCCGGTCGGTATCGAGATTACCAACGCCGGCTATTGGGCGCTCACGGGCAACTACAACGCTCAAATCGAACAGTACCGCGCCGAGGTGCAGCGGTATGACGCGCGAATCACAGCGAACGATACCGCTATCAAAGCGGAGGTTGCGCGTGCGACCGCAGCGGAGGCTACTAAAGCGCCGACGAGCCACGCGAGCACGGAGACCACTTACGGAGCCGGTAACGCGACTAACTACGGCCACGTGCGCCTTGCTACCGCGAGCACGCCCGCAACGAGTGACGCGACCGCAGGCGTTGCGGCAACGCCTAAGGTTGTCACCGATGCGGTAGCCGCTGCATCTAACACCCTTCAAACGTCTATCACTGCAGTAGAGGGCGATGTGGCCGAGCTAAGGGCGCAAATCGGAAAGAGTGAAACGATCGATTCGCTTTTCGTCATCGGTGATTCGTATCTGGAAGGCTACAATCCGGACGGGAACGTGACCGGATTCGGTAACGTCATCAAGCGCGCGCTCAAGGTGGCTACCTACCATGAGGACGCGCAAGGCGCGACTAAATGGGACGCTACTACGGCAACGCGCGTTACAGCCGATGTGCTGAATTACGATGTGCTTCTAATCGCGCTCGGGCATAACAACATGACCTCTAAGACCGTGAACGTGTCGCAGCACGTTGCCGCTACGCTCAACAAGCTGCAGACGCTGGGCTACAAAGGCAAGGTGTTTTTGTGCTCCACGCTTGCGACCGCGAAATACACGTGCCAGAAGATGCTTGAAGTAGACGAGAATATCGTCCTCGGAATGCAGGCCGCGAGTTACACCTTCCCATGCGCATTCATCGCTAACGGTTGGTCTTGGCTTGTCGATTCAGACGATTTCGGAACAACTGACAAGGGGCAGCACCCGAAGCAGGTAGGCCAGAACCTAATCGCGGCCAACATCATCTCCGGCATGCGCGGAGGTAACACGCTCAACGCTGCGCATTCCTATGGCAACTCGGGAGGTGTGTACGTATCGCGCGTGATGATGAACGTTATCGTCAACGTGCTAGGAGCGAAGGGCAATGACGGCACCGTTGTTTACAAGCCCGCGCTCCCGTTCAACATGGTTGACGCGTATTTCTTCGTCATGCAGGGCAATGACGGCAGCACTAAGAATATGAGCTTTAAGGCTGATGAGGGCGTGAAGATTACATATCAGAACGTGACTAACGCGGTTTACGGCTCAGTGATGACCACGCTACCGGAGAATGCACCGGCCTAAAGTTGCAGAGACCCCGCGCGGATAGTCGCGCGGGGTTTTTCGTTGTTGCGAGAAATTATATAAATTGTTATTGATAATCGTTTCAGCGTGCGCTATAATAGATTTGTCGATAAGGGAGGCACACAGAAAGGACTATCGGCAATGAAGATTTACGAATACAGCAAGAAGGCAAGCAACGGAATCCGTCATGCGCATATTTGCGAGAACTCGAAGGCTATCAGCGTGTATCTTGAAACAAACTGCGATGTATACGAGTTTGACGCGGATACAATCTTGCAGGCAGACCGGATTATCAGGAACCACGGATTTGAGCCTATCGGTGAGAGCGTAAGCAATTCGGGTTTACTCTATGTACAATTCAACGTTTGGTATTACGATTTCGAATACAACGATAAGCGCGTTAGGACGTTCTCGCGAATCGAAGATGCAACCCAATTTGTTACTTCTCTTGTTGACGATTCGAAACATAGATTTATCGAGCTGGAAAGTGTATACTAAGAGGTGTGTTTCCTTCCTCTGGTTTAACCCCGCGTGGCCTTGCTGTCTCAGGCTGCGCGGGGTTTCTTTTTTCATTTTTCATTTTTCATATGTCCTAATTACCTATCGGGAATACGGGTTTATGTGATTTTTCAGCCAGCCTATACGGTTCGCGCTCCGTCT